TATGCCATTGATCACCGTCTGAGGATTCATCTCTCGGTTACCTGTAACCAGGACGAAAGAAGAAACGCTATGACCCAATTCTGAAACATGACGATAGCCATTGTAAGACGAATAAAGGTAGACGGGAGTCACAAAAGCATCTACCCGTTTTGACGAAATCGTCGGGTTGGCAAACAGTTTTCCGTTGTCGTAAACCCAGTAAGTCTGGCTCAGGTCTCCATTCGTCATGCCAATGATGTCAATGCGATGTATACCCACACTGAGACTATAATTACAGTCGGTTATATTCTCATTGCTGTCGGATTCCGTCTCGGAACGAATGTGTAGTGTATTACTTCCCGGGCAAATCCACGCGGCCAAGTAACGTTGATCGCCGCCGTTGCGATCCGTGGATAATCCGAAGATTTGGTTCCAATTATTTGTTCGTTGATCGCTGTTTTTTACACCGGTAAAATTAATTGTAAAGGATACAATATTGTTGGCACCGGCTTTGATTGAGGAGCCTAACAGTAATTTTTGATTACTACCACTCACGGTTTGAATAAAATAAGGTACATAATCCTTTTCACTATTGATGTTGTTGCGTTTATTTGTTATCACTGCCTGACGCTGAGCCTCCTGTTGTCGCGCTTCGGCCTGTTGACGCGCGAGGGCATCGGCGGCTTGACGGGCGGCGGCTTCGGCGGCTTGACGGGCCGCGGCCTCGGCGGCTTGTTGACGCTCAAATGCCTGTCGCTGCGCGAGAGCAGCGGCCGCGGCCGCATCCGCACTCGCCTGTTGCGATTTCGTCAGGCTGCTACAATTGTTTCCGTTGCGATTACACGATTGACAGTCGTGATCCACCGTCGAGTAGGCACCGGGTCCCAACAATTGGCCACCGGCGATTTGAATCGGTACGGGCGGAGAACAATTGTTGTTCATGGGTGGGGGTGGAGGAGGAGGAGGAGGAGTCGCGACCTGTGCCGCCTGCGCTTTTGTGAGAGCGCTACAACTGTTTCCGATACGATTACACGATTGACAGTCGTGATCCACCGTCGAGTAGGCACCGGGTCCCAACAATTGGCCACCGGCGATTTGAATCGGTACGGGTGGAGAACAATTGATGTTCATGGGTGGGGACGGCCCCATATTTTCCACCGTCCCGCGACGATACACATCCTTATTGATGACCGAATTGTAAAACATTGTTATCACTAGGAGAATGAGAGCCGCCGCGGATAAAATAATAATTTTCGGATAGTTGTACATTATATGAAAAAATAACCCTATACTATAGTACCAGAATTTATCGATCCCGCGGCAAGTCCGTATTACGCGTAGGTGAATATGGCGGACCCCAACAATAAGATACCTAAACTCAAATTTGTGGTGGTCAATATTGTAAAATTATACAACTGACTGTGGTCTTCGAAATTCGCGTCGTTACCCGCGTATCCACCTCCGCCCCCGCCCGCCAATTCCCCCCTTAGTTTGCTGTAATTCTTGTAATACGCCCGGTTTTTACATAATTCGCGGTTTCGACAAAACCCCATTTCGTCCCGTATACTGTTGATTGAAAGCGGATTATTACTACAATCGGTCTCCAATTTTGTGTCAAGATCCTTGTTCTCGTCAATATCGATGAAATACTTTTTGCCACAATCCTCCTTCGTAGGTAGGTAGGAAGAGAACCGCATAAAAAACATATCTGATTCGTTGTAGGCCATGATGTTATCTAGTCCCGGTTTCTGGGGATTGTTTATGGTAAAACCGATTAAATTGTTATTATTCATGTTATATTATGAAACTATAATATAGCATGTCAAAATCGGTACGTATACAACGCCCCGAGCATGAGCACGATACCCAAACTAAAATTAAAGGTGTTGATTATTTGGACATTGTAATCTGTCTTTCTTTCTAAATATCCGGTAGTTGCTTTCCGGTGCGTTTGGCCATATGTTTCAATCTTGTTTGCCTTGTCGCGATTTTTCACTAATTCGCGTTTGTAACAAACGTCTTTAATATCCATCTGGGGAAAGTCTGTATTTTTTCTTACCGAAAAATCCGGATCCGCCGTCCCGAAAAAATATGCATCACACCCCGCGTCGTATACATTTCTATTTTTTTTATCATCAAGCGTCAAATTCTTCAGGGCTTTCGCTTCATCATCCGATACATTCTTGTTATCGATTGCGGAAAAAAACAGGTTGGGGGTCTCAGGATTATACGACAAAACGTTGTTGAATTTCCCACTGGTGGGAATATTCGCTTCCCACGTTTGCGTGGTTCTCCCCAACTGCTCAATTTTTTCCAACGCGAAATTTTTTGGATCGATATGAAGAGCATTCACATACTGAGGCGCCAGAGTCTGTAGATTTTTGCTATGATTCAATTCAATGGCTTTCATTTGGCGATTGTAAAACCGCCCCGAACCGGCAAGAACCTCGTTATAAATGTCGGTAATTTTTTGTTGTTCCGCGTCATAATCGACGCCTTTCGGTACCTTGGATTGAAATGTGTATATAAACGTTGTATAGGCATTGTAAGTGGATTTCAAAGCGTCCGTATAGTTTTCGTAATTTTTATCCAGTACGTATTTAAATTGGCCTTGATTTATTTCCGGAAGTGTGGCAATGATCAAAATAACCCGGTTATAGATGGTAATCACGGTGGAAAATTCGGCCCGAAAAGTATCATACATCATATAAAGCGTCGGCGTAAAGGTACCGACCACCCCATTAAAAACCTCTGTATCCGCCGTCTGGATTTTTGGCGTTATTTTGGTCATGGTTTCATTGTATTGATCTCTTACGCGAGTGGAAAAGTCGGTCAATTTACTTTTGAGTTTGTCAATTATCGCGTTTACCTGATTTTGTATATCGGTCGTGCTGGACATTGTATTATTCGTAATAGGTAGCTATAATATTCTGATATTTTATTTGTGTATCTAAACACAGGCGCGGTAGTATTCGGTTTCCAGTGCCGTAATACTTTTCCGGACGATTTTCGCGACTTGTCCCGGGCGCATAGCCAGCGCGAGAGCTTGGGGGTCAAACCGGCTAATTTCGGGAAATTGTTGGAGCGATTTAATGTTGTATTTCGCCATCACCTCTTGGGTCGCCTTTTCCGACAAAATGTGCATCGGAGGGACCAGCGAATGTTCCAACAAATTAAACTGTAGCCGCCGGATGTTGTGAATCACCACAAAAATACCGTCATGGTTGTATAAATATTCCATCTTTGCCAGGATCGTATCATTGGGTTCGTCCTCCGTAATAATCATCAGCGTGTCCGTCTTGGTCAACACACTTTCCACGAAAAACAGGTCTTCGATGATGTTGTCCAAATTTTGGGGGCGGATTTGCTTGGCAGACAGATAGTATTTAATGTACGTCTTTTGTCCATCTGACTTTCGGGTCAACAGCATGTCCAATTGTTCGTTGGTAAACATGGCGTCAATCTCATTGACACTAAAGTTTTCATAATCCGATACATCGTAACCTTGTTCGGTGCCGAGTATATTCAGGATGGTCTTGCGCGAGTTGTAGATTTTCAGAATTTTGTCACTGGACGTCATCGTTATGTGGGTATTTAATATATAAACTTACATAGAGTTTATATATTTTCCGATTTTCAATTTTTATGTCTGCCTACCTGCGAAAAAATTGATTTCTTTCGTCGGAATACACCATGTATGTATGTCAAATATCTTGTTTGGCTCCTAAAACTGGACCATGCGCATTGAATCCAAATACATTGAGGCGATTCGAGATACGGTCGAATTTATCATCGGCGAAGATGCCGCGGATAATTTCAATATTCTCGACATGGCGCGCCCGGACGACATTTGGTTTCATTTATTCAAGGATTCTTCGTGCCACATCATTGCGACCTTGCCACCCGAGAAAAAATACGAAAAGAAACAGCTTTACCGGGTCATTATACAAGGTTGTATGTTATGTAAACAGAATTCCAAATACGCGAGTGCGAAGAAATTGCCCATCATGTACACTCCCATAAAAAATGTGGAAAAAACTCCGAAAGTCGGGTGTGTCGCCGTCAATGTCTACAAAATCTTGGAAATTTAATGTTGACCGGTAACGTTGCCCTTAAACACTAACCGAACGAAGTTCGGTTTATAATGTTCAAGGGTGTAAACAATCACTCTTTCTTCAGGACCACGAGTCTACTGAAATCCACGGGTCCTCCGCTCGAGGGCATGAGGGTTTCCAGTTTTTTTTCTCCGTCTATTGACCCCGTACTCTCCGGGTCAGTGACGGATGGCGGCATACTCGGGTTTGTTTTCAAAGGTTCAGTCGCCGTGGCCGTAAAGTCGATTTTACCCTTGTTGTCCCCCGCAACCACATTGATAATGGGATTGAAATTGATTTTCGGCGTTTCCGGTTCCACTGGAAAGGCCGGTAGATCGGGAGGTGGGGGCATATTCCAGGCGGATGGTGGGGCATCCTCGGGATTCATCATCATTTCAGGCGGAACCGCACCATCTTCCAAAAGCCGATACAATTCACTGTGTTTGGCATTGTGGCGCACCACTTTGATCTCGAGGGGCGCGTCGGGCATGGCGGGATCTGCCGACTGCTGAACTGTGGCAAAATTAGGGCTAATTTCCAAAACTTTCCACGGTCGGGGGGGGTGACAGGTATCTCCGCGATAATATGCCCAATCGCCGCACTGAAATTCGTTCGCCGGGTCGTCTTCCGGTTCTTCTTCCAAGAGCACAGCGGGCTTCCCTCCCGAAATCGGGGCATCGTCCTTCTCGTCGGAATACCATTCTGGACTGTCTTGAGGGGCTTGCGGGGATTTTTCGGGACGAGCCGCGGCCATAATGTCGCGGATTTCCGGGTTCTCCACCGGGTCCTTGATTTTCGTTTGAATGTGTTTCTTTATTTCGTGGTCGACGTTCGTACCCGCTTCTAATCCCAACAATTTTTCAATGTTTTTGGAGAACATCATGTTCTCCAGTTGGGGGAGATTGTCTTCTGTGATGATACGCATCTGAATGTTTGCGCACTGTAATTCTTGCATCAACAATTTCATAGTATATGGCACAGAAACTACACTGAAATCACGGCCAAATTTGGTCACACTTTCTATGTACATCTCCTTTCCGTCCAACGAACCCACAAACTGAATGGGACCGTCGGCCAAAGGACTCATGAACAAATTCTTGGCCGGATTACAAATCGCCAACATCCCCGTATTGTTACATACCGCCATGTGATACTTGTCACCTCGTTCCATCATCGACTCGGTCAAGAACCCGGTAATTCCGTGAGCCAACACCGAGTCGCGTTCCATTTCTCCGATGCGGAGCCCTCCGTCATTTGCTCTCCCATGAACCGGCTGTTTGGTCAAGGCCGTACGCGGTCCCAGGGCACGGTAATTGATCTTGTCTTTTACCATGTGTTTCAGACGCATGTAATACGTGGGACCGAAAAACACTTCGGCTTCGATCTGTTCTCCCGTCATGCCGTTGTACAAAATGTCGTTGCCGCTCGAATGGTAGCCCAACTGCGGGAGCATTTCGCCAAACACGCCGATTTTGGACCCCTTGTTTAAAAATGCGGTGCCGTCTCCAAACCCTCCCAAACTCGAGCACGCCTTACCCATGAGGGTCTCCACCAAATGTCCCACCGTCATGCGTGAGGGCAGGGCGTGCGGGTTCACAATCATGTCGGGGCGAATGCCGTCCTTGGTAAACGGCATGTCGGCCTCGGGGATCACGAGTCCCACCGTGCCTTTCTGTCCCGCTCTGCTGTTTCCAATCAGCATAGATGGAGCCAAAAAATTCTCGCGCATATAATATAAATTGGATGAAGCCATTTCGATACAATAGACGTTGCCGCGATGTTCAACCAGTTTCTCTTCGTCCCCGTTCTTGTTATTGTTGATGTACGGTCGGTTTCGTTTTCGAATAATACTTATTTTATAATACGTCTGTTTTTGAGTAATTTTATGGGTTTTTGCTTTAGTACACCCCATGGTTCTTGTACACTCGTGTTCTGACGCAACTTTAATTGTACCGGACCAACCACAATGAACGGCTAATCGGGTAATATCGTTGGCCAATTTCGAACTAATTGTACCATAACGACGGAAACCGTTCTTGTTTGTATGGCCATCACCTTCCATCAGCGCTTCCATTAAAATGATAGACTGACGCTGTGAAAAATTCCACACGTATTCCGGTAGCATGTTATATGCGTCACCCACACTGGACTTTTGTAATTCTTTGTATATTTCCGGATGTTCTCCTTTATTCAGCGCGAAATACCCGTCGTGCGATTCGTGTTTATATTTCAAACCCAATTTAGTTAAGATGTGGGTATTAATATCAATCTGGCGTCGTTTATGACACCATAATATGATTGCGCTATTATTGACTGAACCGATGGTGATAAACATGCCCAACAATTGTAACCAGTCGTCCATCTTATACCGTTTCGTAGAGAGGTCCATCCATTCAACATCGGGCATGACA